GACAAGATGATCCAGTGGTTCGCCATGCAAGGCAGCCACTTCACGAGTCTTGATAAGCAAGGCATCGTTAACGCGCTCAAAGATACGTCGCTGCCGCCACAGGTGCGCGAAGTCCTAGAGATACGCCAGATCGGCGCCAAGTCCTCCACAAAGAAGCTACAAGCCATCCTCAACATGGCTGATAGCGAAGGCCGCATCCACGGCAACTTGCTCTATCACGGGGCGTCTACAGGACGCTTCTCGGGCAAAGGCGTTCAGTTGCAAAACTTGCCCCGCCCTGAAATTCTCAAAGAACCCGAAGAGGCTATCCCTTATATTAAGAAAGGGGATATCGACCTTATTGAGATGTGCTTTGGCCCGGTGCAGACCGTAGCCGCTGACGTGATCCGCAGCCTCGTCATGGCGGCGGAAGGTAAAGTCCTTTACGCGGCAGACTTTGCGGCCATCGAAGCCCGAGTTCTGGCGTGGTTGGCGGGGCAGCAAGACCTTGTTGACCAGTTTGCAAATGGCGATGATATCTACTGCAACTTTGCGAGCCTGGTTTATAAAAAACCTCTTAATAAAAAGGACAACCCTAAAGAGAGGCAACTAGGAAAGGCGTGCATTGCCGAAGGGACTCTGGTATATACGGACCACGGGCTTGTCCCGATAGAACAAATCACTTTTGATATGAAAGTTTGGGACGGTGAAGAATGGGTAGAGCATCTGGGAGTCTTGTCGAATTGCACGCAAAGCGTGTTGCCTTTGTGCGGGATTTGGTTGACTCCGGATCATCGAGTGTTGTGCGGGACGAGTTGGTTGGACGCCGGGTTTCTGGCGCAAGACAGAGATTCCCTATCCCTAGCATTGGCCACCGCAGCGGGAAACTTACCGTCACCGGATATTTTATTGGAGTCAGGGGAGGGATCGCGGGCCTTATTGTCCAGTGCGATTGCAGCCCCGGAGAATACTCCGTGCCAAATAACTCGTATAGAAATTTCACCAGCACGCGATGCGCGCTGTGCGCCAACACTAAAAGCGGAACTACGCGAAAGAATTTTTGGGGTTATGCGGATATTTGCCCCGATGATGACCATAGGACGCGGCTGCTTAACCGGATATCTGCGATCATCAACAGGTGCTGCAATCCCAATGATTCAGGATACGCGCACTATGGTGGACGGGGTTTGCGTGTCTACGAGCCTTGGATCAAAGACCGAAGGGGATTCCTCAAGTATCTGCTCAGTCTTGAAAACTGGGATGTCCCTGAGTTTGAGCTTGATAGGGCTGACAACAATCTCGGCTATCTCCCCGGAAATTTGCGGTTTGTCTCCCGTAAAGATAACGTCAACAATAGGCGGAGTGTCGGGGAACTGCAACGTAGAATCCAAGACCTTGAAGCCCGTCTACGATCTTGTAAATGCGGGGCCGCGCAACAGGTTCATGATACACACGGATCGCGGACCCTTAATTGTTCATAATTGTATATTGGGCCTGGGCTACGCCATGGGCGCCTCTAAGTTCGCCTTGACTTGCGCCAAGGACCAAATTTTCTTGCCAGAGGAGGAATACAAGCGCGTCGTTACTCTGTATCGCGAAACCTATTTTAAGATACCGCGCCTTTGGCACGCCTTGGAACGCGCCGCGATGCGTGCGATCAGCAACCCAAACAGCGTGGTCACGCTGCGGAACATGAAGTTCAGGATGCGCGATGGCAACCTGCGCCTGCTTCTACCGTCAGGCCGTGCGCTGAATTACCCCGAGGCTCGCGTCTGCAAGGTAAAAACACCTTGGGGCGAGATGAAGAATGGCGTGCAGGTCATGGCAGTGAACTCCATGACTCGTAAATGGGAGCAAACTACCATAAGCCCTGGCACCTTTACCGAGAACGTGGTGCAGGCTGTCTCCCGCGACCTCATGATATCGTCAATGTTCCGACTTGAAGAACACAACTACCCCGTATTGTTGACAGTTCATGACGAAGTGGTTTCTGAGGTTGACGAGGGATACGGAAGCGTGGCAGAGTATGAAGCGTTGGTAGCTGCTACGCCTGATTGGGCGGCAGGGCTGCCCGTCAAAGCTGAAGGCTGGTCTGGTAAAAGGTATAGAAAATGACTGGAACGCTTATCTTCAAGAAACATATCTCTAAGCAAGATGTGCTTGAAAAATTCCCAAATACAATTTTTCTTTTTGGCGATAACATGCGGCGCCAAGGTTATGGCGGGCAAGCAAGCACCATGCGAGGCCATCCGAATAGTTTTGGAGTGCCTACTAAGTGGGCACCAGATACGCAAAAAGCATCTTATTTTAAGGATGAAGATTTCGAGTTTGTCGAGGATGCCATCCGTTTTCCACTCACTATCGCATACGCATTTATGATGATAGGGAAAACGGTAGTAGTGCCTACGGACGGTCTTGGCACAGGACTAGCCGAATTGCCGACACGAGCGCCAAAGATTTTTGCGTTTATTGAGAATCGTATCGCCATGTTGGCGAACAACGCAACAACCATCAACCACGAGGACTAAGAACCATGTCTGAAGCAGGCCACAACTCTATCGCCTCCGACCGACTTCTCTCCATTATTGAGCGTGTCGAACGCCTTAATGAAGAAAAGAAGGATATCCAAAGCGCTATCAAGGATATCATGGCGGAGGCTAAGGGGGCGGGTTTTGACCCCAAGGTTATCCGTGAAGTTATCAAGATGCGCGCGGAAGATAGGGATGACCGAGAGGAGCGCGAGGCAATTCGGGACGCCTATCTAAAGGCGCTCGGGATGTACTGAAAAATATGCCGCCACAAAAAAGTGGCGGCATTTTTTTTAAGGCCGAGGATACTCGTTTAACCGAGAAAGATAAGTCAAGGCATTGCTTAGTGCCGCCGACCTTTCTACTTTTTAGTGGCTAAACTTGCATAGGAGACTTCAGTGGCCGCAATCCGTCTGACCAAATCTCAGAAGCGCCAGACCCGCAAAGCCACAAAAACCCCAAAAGTCCAAACGCCTGAGTTTAGTCTTGCTCCTCTTTCTCCAAAAAACCCGGCACAATCTAAGTATCTTTCAGCAATTCAGAAATATCAGCAAGTATTTGCACTAGGTCCCGCAGGCGCAGGCAAGACGTATCTTGCTACGCATTATGCCGTGCAAGAGATACTGGCAGAGCGATGCAGGAAGTTTATCGTCGCTCGACCCATGATTTCTTCTGACCGCAGCGAGAATATTGGCTTTCTCCCTGGCGACCTCAATATGAAGTTTACGCCGTGGGCAATCCCCATTATAGATGTGATTGAAAAGCTAGTCGGCAAAGTGCGCGCACAAGAATGGCTCCGTAAGGGGACCATTGAGTTTGCACCTTTCCAGTTCATGCGAGGCCGCACTTTCGACGGCGGCGCTATCGTTCTGCTTGACGAAGCGCAGAACTGCACCAAGGAACAGTTGCGCCTTTTTGTCACGCGCCTTGGCGATTGTAAGGTTATCGTCTCGGGCGACCCACAGCAGAGCGATATCCGCGACTCTGGCCTAACCTACGTAGTTGATTTGGCAAAGCGCTACCAGATCGGTGCCGAGGTCTGCCGCTTCACCAGTAAGGACATTGTTCGCAGCCGACTTTGCCAAGCATGGGTTGAGGCTTTTGACAGCGAGAGTAATTTTGATATTGACATAAAAAAGCAAAGCGAGCATAGAAGCGACGCTATGCTTTTTGTGCGACCTTTACCCTATTATGGTACCTATGACGCGGATTGACAGCAGTATGCTGTGCCAAGTGAGTAATGGCGCGGCATAATAAACCTCCTCCCGATATAGGATATTGGACGGAGCGAGATTTACGCCAAGCGCGTGACTGGAAACGTGCGGGTTTCACGATTCCTGAAATCGCTCAGGCGCTTGGCAGGGACGTGACGCACGTCCAAATAAAATGGGAGATGGACGCTTTTTCTTTGGAGATAAAACCAAAAATCCCAAAGAATTGCTTGTCGTGTTCTCAAGTCTTTGATAGTGATGGGGCGCACAATCGAATCTGCGATAAGTGCAGGCTCAAGCAGTCTACAAGCGCATCTGTTATCGGAGAATACGGAACATGACCCTAGCCTTAAACACTTGGATCGACATCGGTGAGCGAAGCCGTGAAGTGCGCCCGCTTCTCTGGAAAACATATCCCATGTCCCCTATGACGGTTGGACAAGCATATGATATGGCTGTAGCCAATCGCATCTACATGATGCACCGCCACGAACCCAATCGGGTTGTGATGCAGGTTTGGATTCCCAAGCCTATCGACAAGAAGATTTATGGATAGAGGGTGACATGCAACTGCCGACAGTGAAGTTACGCCATAAGGCGACAGGTCGAACAAAGATTGTCAATCAGACCAAGTATGCTGATAACCTCAGTGCTTGGTCAGGATGGCAACTTGTCTCCATGCGAGGGGGCTCAGCCCCAGATGCTATGGTGGCGCTCGAACGGCAGCAAGAGCGTATCGAAGAAGCTCGCAAGCACAACCCTTCGTCTCCGGCATACGCGGACCCGCAGCGAGCCTTTGAGGCACGTTCGGGTTTTGCGGTTACGACCTACGACCCCAAAGAGAGCGAGTTCACAACCGCTATCTCTGACCCCGTAGAGGCATCAGAAGAATCTGAAATTGAAACGCGGGAAGTGCCCGTTATTGGCGGCAGCCAAACGGTAAAGGTCAAAAGCAAGCCCGGTCGAAAGCCGAAGTCAATCAGTGATGAGGTTCTATGAGCAATCGAGTAATTGTTGACGCTACGGCGTTAAATACGCTGTGCGAGGAAGCCGCCCGGTATATGGCTTTGCGCGACCTTGTGGGGTATGTGCGGTCCAGCGTCAAGGCAATGCCCAAGTCAAAGGCGAAGCCCAAGCATGAGCCAGAGCCTGAAGTTTATCCCGTCCCCGCACCGCAGTCCGACGAACCGATCTAAAATCAGAGGCGCACTATGAAGTATCTAGCGATTACGTCTTTTAGCCAAGAAGGCTACGAGGCATACGGGCGAAATATGATTGAGTCATACCTCGCCAACCCACTGACCGATTCTGAGCTTTGGGTGTTCAGTGACACCGCTCTGCTTCATGATACGGTTGATACGCCGCTTGTGAAGTTCTTCGCTCTGGACGAAGAAGCGGCGAGCCTCACTGAGTTCAAGGCGCGGCACAACTCTCCTGTAGTCCATGGACGATTTGGACGCACATACGACTACCGTTTTGACGCGGTGAAGTTCTCTCATAAGCCCGCCGCGATTGCTGCGGCCCTTCGCGTCTTCAGCGCGCTAGATTTAGGGGATCAGCCAGAAGTTCTGGTTTGGTTTGATGGCGACACGGTATTCAAGAAGCCTCTTACGGACGCGTTCTTGGTTGATAAGTTCCCGACTTGGGCGCATATCGGGCACTTCCCGCGCAACAATAACCACACAGAAGCGGGCATTCTTATGTTCCGCGTCAACAACGCCAATGTTGTGGCGATGCTCCGCATCTTCTGGCAGGTCTACGTCGAGGACCAAGTTTTCCGCTTGCCTGCTTGGACAGACTGCCACGTGTTCGATACGCTCGTAGCAGGCGGGGTGAAGGATGGTATGGTGCGCGCCGTCAATCTCGGGGATGATCTTTCGTTCAATACAAGCCACCCCATCGTCAATTCTGATTGGCGTGGGTATGTGGATCATTTGAAGGGCGCACGCAAGCAGGCGGGTGCTTCATACAACTCTGATGTGGTGGTGGTGCAAGCCTAATGACAGATATCAAGAAGGTGGCGGGAATTTGGCTTCCCGCCACAGAGGAACACCTTCTTCCTTTCCTTGAAGGTGCTGCTAAGCGGAACAGCAAGGGAGAAGGGAGTTACCAGCTTCATACCTTAGTCGCCATGCTCAACCACACTCCCACCAATCGGCGCAACCTAGTGCTGGACGTAGGTGGCAATGTCGGTATGTGGTCTATGCACTTCGCCCGTGCTTTTGACCGCGTTGTGGCCTACGAGCCTATCGAGATTAACCAGCGGTGCTTTATGCTCAATACCATTGAGCATCCAGAGAAGCCTACGCCTAATGTCGAACTACGGCGTGTGGCTCTCGGCAATGCAATTGGCGAAGTGGTCATGGAGTATCGCCCCGAAGTTACATCGGGCACTCATGTCGCCTCGGAAGATACCGCAAAGCGAGAGGCGTCGTCCATCAACTACACCGTGCCTTTAACTACGCTCGATGCAGAGAACCATCCTTTTGTAAGCGCGATCAAGATGGACGTAGAGGGGTATGAATATCCCATCGTTCTTGGTGCTGAAGGCACGATCCGGCGGTGCAAGCCTATTATTTGTATCGAGCAAAAGCCGTGGGATATTTTTGAGTGGAAGCAGTATGCGGCACTCGAATTGCTTTTGTCTTGGGGCGCCACGGTTAAGCAGCGCGTCGTTGACGATTTTATTCTTGGGTGGGATTGATGGTGCCGACCATTTATATGGGCTACGACAGCCGAGAAGTCGAAGCGTATAAAGTAGCAGAGTTCAGTTTGAAGCGGCGGGCCTCTGTGCCGGTCAGCGTTGTCCCTCTCAAAATTAACGACTTGCGCGATCAAGGGATGATTTGGCGTCAGACTGAAACGCGAGAAGGCAAACTGTGGGACGTGATTTCAGAAGCCCCACAGGCAACAGAGTTCGCGATCAGCCGGTTTTTGACTCCAATCCTGCATAGAGCAAAATATGGCTATGCAGGATGGGCCGTCTTTGTCGATTGCGATGTCCTGTTCTTAGACGATATTGCAAAACTGTTTGACTTGCTAGAAAGCAAGTATGCAGTGATGTGCGTCAAGCACCAGTATAATCCATCCACTCTGCTAAAGATGGATGGTCAAATCCAGACTAGCTACAGTTTCAAGAATTGGTCCTCAGTCATGGCATTCAACTGCAATCATTTTGCAAATGATTGCTTGAACCTTGCACATATCAATTCGGTGCCTGGGCGGGATTTACATCGGTTTGACTGGATTAAAGACCCAGACAAGCACATCGGCGCGCTTCCTCAAGAATGGAATGCGCTTATCGGTGAGCCGGGTTATGATATCCAAACGGCGAAGATCGCTCACTATACGCTAGGCGGCCCTTGGATGGGCAACACAATCTCGCCTGAAGCCGATGCTATTTGGCTTGACGAACGAGACGCCTTTGTAAAGTCTGGTGGAAATTGATATAACCCGAACCTTCGGATGGGGTGAAAGTCATGGCTCTTATTCTTGAAGATGGTTCGGGTAAAACCAATTCACAGACATACGTTCTAGGCGCGGATGTTGCAGCATACGCGCGTCTCTATGGCCTTGCTCCTCCGGTATCAGCGGACGCGGATATTATGAAGGCTATGCGCTATATTGAAGGAGCGTATTACGAACGCTGGATCGGGCTCAAAAAGACAGAAAATCAGGCCCTTTCTTGGCCCCGCGCATATGCTGTTCGCCGCGATGGCTGGACAGTTGATGAGAGCGAGATTCCAAAAGAATTGAAAGATGCGGTGTGCGCTTTAGCACTTCGGTCACGTAATGGGGAGAATCTTATCCCTGATTTGACGCGCAGCGATTCCGTTCTCGAAGAACAGATCGGGCCAATTCGTGTGAAGTATGATTCTAGGGCGAGGTCTTTGCCCCTATTTCGGGACATTGAGTTCATCCTAAAACCTATTTGCCAACCCCTTGGTTTTCCACAGATCGTCAGGACATGAGCGCTAGTATTTTTGAACGGCTTCGTGACGGAACAGGTCTTCGCCTACTTCAAAAATATGGCGATGTTTTCCGAGTATCGAGACAGGGCGATCAGGTATTTAACCCGTCAACAGGGTCGGTCACTGCAAGCACGGCGACACAAGATTTACGCGGAAAATCTTTTTCGCGTGATAGTCGTTTTGATGACCCCGAGTTTGCTGAAACCTCTGAAGTCGAAATTTATTTAACTGCCAGTGGCGCGGCGTTCGCACCAAAGCCAGGGATGACAATCGGCTCCCCTGTGTCAACTACTGAGCCGTATAAGATTACACGAGTGCAGGCGATACCAGAAAGTGGCACAGTCGTCATGTATCGACTTTTGGCTCAAAAATAATGTTCGCACAGCAAGTTGCTAATTTCGCCCAAAGGACGGAACGCCGACTTGCTAAGACGGTTTCTGGCGCTGCGACTAAACTCGCCACGAACATCATCAAAGCCACGCCGATTGACCTTCCCTTTGGTATGCACGACCCTGATAGCGTAGGTCAGGCAAGAGGCGGGTGGGTCGCTGGATTTGATACCAATCTAAATTCTAATGCCGGTCGCTTAGACCCAACAGGCGAAGCGACTTCTCGGGACGCGGCTGCTAATTACGCGCTCTATTCCCCTCGTGTCCACACCACGCTCTACCTTGTTAATACGGTAGGATATATTGGTAAATTGGAATTTGGCGGGTATAAGTTTGACAACGAACGCCGAGTCAAAACGCTACCCTCTAAGTTCTCTTTCCAAGCCCCCTACGGCATGATGCGCGTTAATGCCAAGGCGTGGCCCTCTCTCGTCTCCAATGCGGCCCGCGTGGCTAGGACAGTTCGATGAGTTTGAAGTCAATCCGTAACGCCCTGAACGCGCGTCTCAACAGCCTTTCTTCGCTTCCTAGTGTGGCGTGGGAGAACGTATCTTTTACGCCCAAGACTACGGAAATCCATTTGCGGGTGAACTTCTTACCAGCACCGACGCGCCCTGCCGCCAACCACAGGAGCGCCATGGATTTCGAGAGCGGCGTCTATCAGGTTGATGTTTATGCGCCCCAAGACCAAGGCCCCAATCCGGCTTCTGACTTGGCGGAGAGGATCAGGGCGCATTTCTATCGCGGCCTTGTCCTGACAAGCGACTCAATTTCAGTCAACATCGAAGCCACGCCGAGCATGGCGTCGAATGACCGAGAAGGCCCGTTCTGGCGTATCCGACTGACTGTTCCTTGGTTCTCCTACGCCCCCACTTAAGCACGCATTGACTTGCTAGGAACCATTCAATTATACGTGGAAAGGTATATATTTTTTAGCGGCAACGCATTTTTGCCGCCCTAAGTTCTTAGGAGAACAACATGAGCGGTTCAATTGCAGCGGGTTCGCTTACTGAACTAGGGTATATTGCGGAAGTGAGTTTCGGCTCTACCCCTGTCAGTTCTGCTTTTCAGCGAATCCGCGATGTGTCTTTTTCTGTCAACCTTCAGAAGGAAGCATATCAGTCGGAGGAGCGTCGCTCTGACCGTATGCGCCAAGATGTGCGCCACGGCTATCGCTCCGTCACCGGCGACATTGTTGGCGAGCTTTCTCAGCAGTCTTGGGATGACTTTATCCAGGCCATCATGGGCGGCACTTGGGCAACCGGCGCTTCGGCTCCTTTCTCCAGCGTCGCTTCCAACTCTGCCACCAACCGTATTACGGTGGGCTCGGCCAACTTTCCGACGCTTGGAGTTCGCGTTGGCGACGTTTTCGCAATCACCGCAACCCCCGCAGTGGCGGGTCTGACTGATCGCTTCTTCACCGCACTGAGCGTCGGCGTGTCCACCATCGAGGTTGAGCCCGGCACTATCGGGACCACGGCTACCGCTTCTGCTACTATCTCGGTTGCAGGCCGCAAGGTTGCCATCGGCAACACCTATCGCTCTTTCACCATTGAGCGTTGGTTGTCAGACCGCAACCTATACCAGCAGTTCCGTGGCGTCCGTATGAGCCAGATGACTATTTCCATCCCGGCTTCTGGCATGGTCACGGCGACCTTCAGTGTCGTTGGCCGCGACGGCACCTCGTTCTCCTCCACCACTGTCGCTTCTGGCTACACCGCGACCCCGCAGACCACCCCGTTCGCCGCAGTAAACGGCGAAATTCATGAAGGTGGCGTTGTTCTTGGCCTCGTGACCGCCGCCGAAATTTCTATCAACAACACTTTGGCGGGGCCGCAGGTCATCGGCACCGACCTGACCCCTGATATTCTTTTCGGTCGTTTCGCTGACGTAAGCGGCACGATTACGGTGCTGTTCACCAGCCCGGACATGCACAGCAAGTTTGTGACCGAGACGGAAACTACGTTGATTATCCGTCTACAGAACAAGGATGCGCTTGACAGCACTACGGAGTTTGTAAGCATCGTGTTGCCCCGTATCAAGTATAGCGGCGGTGACGTTGATGACAGCCCTGATACTGGCATCACAGTGACCATGCCTTTCGTGGCGCTGAAGCCTATCGCTGCCAATGTCACGCAGGGCACTTCGTCTATTTCTATTCAACGCGGTAATGCCTAATGGGGTTCTTGTCGATGGCAAAGGGGCAACTCTTTGCCATCGACAGGGCTTAGTGGCGGGATGCGGGGAGTAGGAAATGAGTGGCAGTATTGCGGCTGGATCACTTGTAGAATACGGATACACGTCTGAAGTCGTTTTTGGCTCGACCCCAACTGGCCGCGCTTTCAAAAAAGTTCGCGACGTTGGCTTTTCACTAAACCTACAAAAAGAAATTTACCAATCCGAAGAACGTAAAACAGACCGTATGCGCCAAGACGCGAGGCACGGGTATCGCTCCGTAGCTGGCGAAGTGAACGGTGATATATCTGAGCAGTCATGGGATGATTTCCTAGAGGCAGTTATAGGGGGCACTTGGGCTAATATTACCCCTGTGTCTACTACCCTCAATATCAGCATCGACTCTACTGCCAATAAGATCACTTCGCTAACTTCTTCTTTTGATTTTCTTACCAGCGGAATTACGGTTGGCGACGTATTTTTTGTCGTAACAAACCCCGGTCCCGTCTCTGGCTTTAGCGGTGAATACCTCACAGTATTGAGTGTCACTGCTTCTACGATTGAAGTTGAGCCAAATACGATTACGACAACGGCGGCATCTGTCTCGGTTGCTCGGATTTATGAAGTAGGCCGTAAAGTTTCTATCGGCAACACATACCGCTCTTTCACCTTCGAGCGTTGGTTGACTGACAGGAACCTATATCAGCAGTTTCGCGGCGTCCGTATAAACCAAGTCACTTTTTCTATCCCCGCCTCTGGCCTTGCTTCCTTGACCTTTGGTGTTTTAGGGCAAGACGCAACCATATTTTCTTCTACTACGGTTGCCTCAGTTTACTCAGAAGCGCCGCAGACAACGCCTTTTGCTGCGGTAAATGGCGCGTTGTTTGAAGGAGGACAGGTTCTAGGCCTCGTGACGGCTGCGGAAATCACCCTCAACAACAACATGGCTTCTTCTCAAGTTGTCGGCTCCAACATCGTTCCTGATATCTTGTTTGGCAGATACGCGGACGTGACCGGGACCATCACGGTTCTTTTCTCTGATGCAAGCGCACTTAATAAGTTCGTAGACCAAGTTGAATCTAGTTTGGTTATCCGCCTACAAAATAAAGACGTGCTTGACCAAGACACGCAATTCATCAACCTCGTTCTGCCGCGTATCAAATACTCCGGGGGCGATATTGACGACGGTGTAGAAGGCGGTGTGACACTGACTTTGCCGTTTATTGCCTTGGCCCCTCTATCAATTAATCCAGCGCAGGGTTCTACTTCCCTTTTCATTCAAGCAAGCAACGTTGTCCCTCGGACTGAGGTGTTCAATTTTTTGTCTGGCGTGCCTTCTGGCTGGACCTTCAGCCGCGCTAGTAACGCCACCTATTTCAGCAGCACAGGTGTTCTGACTGTTGCGAGTGCGGGTGTGGCGCGAGTTGATTACGACCCAAGTGGGTTGGCGGTGCGAGGTCTGCTCTGTGAACCAAGCCGGGTAAATTCTATCAGAAACAATACAATGGTGGGCGCAGTCGCAGGCACTCCTGGCACTGACCCATCCACAGGATGGTCAACTACGGGCGCGGGCGGTAACGTCACCCTTAAAACAATCGTTTCTATAGGAACAGAGGATGGTATAGAGTTTATTGACTACCGATTCACAACTTCTGGCGCCGCTATAATAGATATAAGCATGATGGGGGGCTATACAACTACTGCATCTACAGGAGAAAGCTGGACAACAGCCTCTTATTTCAAATTAGCAGGTGGTTCTCTTACTAACGTATCTGAAATGCGGATTAGCGTGACGGACAGCAGCGGCTCGTCTTTTACTGCTTTCACCCCTACTAATGCCGCACTTAGAACTCAGCGTGTCACTCACGCACGGGTTCTCGGCACTACGACATCTGTCGGCAATCTTACCCGTATTACAACGAGCGGCGTGGCTGACTTCACGCTTCGCGTCGGTCTTCCACAACTTGAATTGGGCTCGTTCGCTACAAGCCCTATTAGAACTTCAGGCGCCACTGTAACCCGCGCCGCTGATCGTTTGACATACGACCTCGCTGCCAACGCGCCTTGGTTTCAATCGTCAAGCGGATATACATACTCTCTTGATTTTATATCGCCTAGCAATTCACAAGGGGGCGCCGTATTCTTTGGAATGGCGGCGGGATCGTTCGACAATACGAGTTATCTCACAAGTGCGTTCAACTATAGAGTGAACACAAATGGCGTAGGCGCCTCTTTATCGCTCAATACTGAACTTCAAATAAATAGAGCGGCTGTTTCTATAAATTACAGCGGTGCTAGATTCGGCCTTAACAACAATACTCGCCTCGTACCCAACCAGGGATATCCTTTGATGACGACTTTCGCTGTGTTAAGTTCACCTTGGTTAGCCGCAAATTTCGCAGCAGGATGGGCACGTAGCGCCGCCCTTAGCAACTACTATTATTCAGACGCAGAGTTGAAAGCGCTAGTCACATGAGTAAATATATCTACTCTTTCCATCGCTTTGACGATAGAGATGCTTTTCTTCAAACATGCCTCGACGCAGGTTTTCAATTCTATGAAGGCGTCCCTTGCCCGAATGAAGGCGACGCTATTGACGACATCGGCACTCTAATCGACCAAGAGAGCGAAGATGGCCCCCCTATTGTTCTGCCAGGATATCATGTTAACATGGCTTGGAAGAACGAGATGAACCCTGTATTTGCGGCTTCGGAAGTCTCCCCGCAAAACCCACGCAGGCTTTGGTTTTAACTTATTCAGTGATGGGGTGAAAAAGCGAGGCGATGAGCGGTAGTATCGCAACAGGCTCGCTTGCCGAATACAGTTATGTCGCGGAAAGCGTCTTTGGCTCTACGCCTGTAGGCCAACCGTTTAAGCGTATCCGCGATATAAATCTTAACGTCAACCTTCAAAAAGAAATCAGGCAACCGGACGCACGGCTCTCATCTCGCGTGCGGCAAAATTTATTTCACGGATATAAAAGTGTATCTGGTGACATTTTAGGCGAAATTTCAGAGCAGTCTTGGGACGATCTGCTTGAAGCGGCCATAGGCGGAACATGGGCAACTGCTGCCCCTATTGCGAGTGCGTTTACGGCGAGTGTTGATGCAACGAACAACCGCATCACTTGCGCCACTGCGGGATATAACCTGATATCTAACGGTTTCAGAGAAGGCGAGATTTTCTATCTTACCTCCCCAAACGGACCAGTGGCAGGTATAACAGGCGTCTACCTTACCGCAGTCAGCGTTTCTTCTTCGACAATCAAAGTGGAGCCCGGAACCCTTACATTTACTTCTTCGAGTGTGGCTGTCAATCGCGTATATGAAGTAGGGCGCAAGGCATCTCTTGAAGGCACGTATCATTCCTTTACTATTGAACGTTGGCTTTCAGACCTCAATCTCTACCAGCAGTTCAGGGGTATCCGAGTTAATCAAACCACGTTCTCTGTGCCCGCTTCTGGCCTCGCTACTCTTTCTTTTAATCTCATAGGCCGAGACGCTTCTTCTTTTTCCTCTACAAGCGCCATATACGCGGGAATCCGCGTTACAGAAAGCGGGGATATAAGGGTAGGTGAGAGCGGTGATTTTCGTATCACCGAAAACTATCCACCACCCGATACCGAACAAACAACGCCTTACACCGCCATAAATGGCACACTTTTTGAAGGCAGCAATGTCCTTGGCGTGGTTACTGCGGCTGAAATTTCGATCAACAACAGCATGTTGGCGCCGCAGACGGTGGGCTCCGAAACTGTATCTAATATCTTCTTCGGACGATTTGTAGAAGTAACGGGGCAGATTAGCGTTCTTTTTTCAAGTTCATCCGCTTTCGATAAGTTTATTCAAGAGACAGAATCCAAACTTATACTGCAATTGCAGAATACACAGGCCCTAGACGCGGATACAAAATTCATAAGCATCGTCATTCCACGTCTAAAATATTCTGGTGGGGAAGTAGATACTTCTTCGGATAGCGGGATTACTGTCTCACTTCCATTTGTGGCGTTGACACCACTTCCGGCAAATCCGCAACAGGGCACGGCGCCTATTTATATCCAAGCAAGCAACTTAGTCCCTAGGACGCAGACTTTTAGTTTTCTAACTGGCGTGCCTTCAGGATGGACCTACAGCCGCGCCAGCAACGCTACGTATTTCAATAGTTCAGGTGTTTTGACTGTTGCGAGTGCGGATGTTGCGCGGGTAGACTGTGACCCAAATGGTTTGGCGTTGCGAGGCTTGGCGTTAGAACCCTCCCGCACAAATTGGGTTCGCAACAATATTGCTAGCGCCACCGTGGCAGGAACGCCGGGGACACTACCTACGACTTGGAGCGGAGGCACAACTTCAAGCGTAACTCGGCAAATCGTGGGGACCGGAACAGAAGACGGTATCGAATATATTGATATAAGGTGGGCGGGAAACGGCGGAGAATCTGCATTTGAATTAGTCCTAGACGGAGGGACTCATGCTTCTGCGGCAAACGGGCAGGTGTGGGTGGGCTCCGTTTTTCTAAAATTAGTCGCGGGTTCTTTTACAGGTTTAGGGACAATAGGTCCGAGAGTTTATGAGTTCCCCGGTGTTTCTCAAACTACGGTCGATATAAGAAGCACAGTAACTGGCGCCGCGCTCCGAACGCAGCGGGTTACTGTATCAAGAACAAATATAAACGCAGGAACAACAAACGAGCAAATGCGTTTTGTTATAAATCCATCAGCAACAGCATGGGACTTTACGTTGCGTTTTGGCCTACCACAACTAGAACTAGGCAATACGATCACCAGCCCGATCAAGACTTCAGGAGCAACAGTCACTCGCGCTGCTGACCGCTTAACTTATAGTCTAAGTGCAAATGCACCTTGGTTCCAATCACCCAACGGATATACGTATTCGGTTGAATTTTTGTCTGCAAGCAACTCGCAAGGCGGCTCCCCTGTATTCGGTGGGACATCTGGGGGCTCTTTTAGCAATGTATCTTACTTTGCTCCTTCCTTTACCTATATTGTAAATACATCTGACAACACAGGCGTCGACATATCCGCTCAACTACGCCCCGCTTTCACCACCAATAAAATAGGCGCCTCAATCAATTATGCAGGTGCCCGATATTCAATAAACGGAGCAGCACTTACCGCATCTACGTTTGCACGCGCAGGCTATGCTGCTATGACAATCGTAGCAGTGTTAAGCGCTCCTTGGGGCATCTTCAACCACACCATAGGCTGGGCGCGCTCAGCTACGCTCTCAAACTACTTTTACTCTGACAGTGAATTACGCGCTCTTACGACTTAAAATACGTTTGCGCTTGACTTGGCGTTGTTCCTTTGCCAAAACACTTTTGGTCCCACCTTGAAAAGACCCAGGAGGTCTCGCTTCTCATGTCACTAGACGCCCTCGCCGTCGATGTTTCCAACGCCGTCCCTATCACCATCCTACACCCAAAGACGCGCCAGCCTTTGCGCGACGCTGCGGGTAAGGAAGCCTTCATTTCCGTGGTCAGCCTTGACAGCCCCGAAGTGCAGAAGGTGCAGAAGGCAGCACTCAACAAGCGTCTGAAGATGCGTGGGCGCGTCACCATGACCGCTGACGAGCTTGAGGCTGAGCGTGCTGAGGCACTTGTTGCCGCCACGAAGGACTGGTATCTGGTAGGACTCGATGGTAGCCCGCTGAACGCGCCGCTGAACGATACGACTGCGCGCACGATCTACTCGGACCTTCGCTTCTCGTGGATCAAGGAGCAGGTCAGCGAGGCGCTTGACGACCGCGCCACGTTTCTTTGAAGATAGCTTAACTTTTCTCAAAGAACACGCGGAACGTTATTTCGCGCTTAATCTGAAGAAAGAAGACGGGTCGAGTGAGGCGGATAGCCTCACTCGCGCCCTATCTGCGGTTAGTCGCAGAACGGATAGCGCCTCAAAGCAGCAGAGGCTTGAGATTGAGGCGCGGCTAGACTTGCCACCCATGCCAGAAGAATTTACTTTTGCGTGGGGGAGTTTCGTTGACCTACAATCAACCCGTGGGTCAAATGGGTTCTCGTCAAACCCGATCACTTATTTAGAAATAGAGGCCTATATCCGCCTATCAGGCCGCGTATTGCTTCCGCATGAGATACGCGCTATAAAAGTAATTGACACCGCATTTCTTGAAGCCCAAGCCGACCTCGCCAAAGCCGCCAGGGCCGCTAAAGATGCGTCAAAGAAATCTGAACAGATGCCTGCGCCAAAGAGATCGACTAGACGGGGGTAGGGTTGTCGGATTCAGTTGCTAATCTTACAGTCAAAGTCGATACCAAGTCGGTCAGCGCCGCAGTAAAGGCGCTTGACGCGCTTGCTGCGACTGCGGCTAAGGTAGAGAAGTCTGTAAGCAATATCGGCGCGGCGTCTGCAAAACAGTCTCAGTCCTCGCAGTCGCTTGAAAAGTGGGCTTCAAAGAGCGAGAGCGCGTTTGCAAAAATGGAAAAGCGCCTTGAGGACGGCGCTAAGAAGTATGAACAAATTACCCGTCTAGTTAATAAACACGCTTTGTCAGAAGGTATGCGCGCGGATACTATGAACCGCGTCAATCGTGCTTTTGAGCAGTATAACCGCGTGGCAAGCAACGTCAACGCGACTACAATCCAGATAGACCGGGCAACGCGCCGCTACAATCAAGCGATTGAGCAGACTAAGACAGGTATTGAGGCTGTAGTTAGACTTGAGAATCAACGAAATGCAGAAAGACGGAAAAGCGAAAGAGAGCAAGACGCCGCAACTAAATCTGCTGAAAGAGCTTCTAAATCGGCGGAGAAGGCGCGGCAACAAGAAATCAAAGACACGCTTGCTCTTGAGCGGGTCATGCAACAGGCACAAAGTCGCATTGCGGGTATTGTAGGACGCGCAGGACGGCAGTTGCCTGTAGATATCGCATCTGGGATATCATCTCAATCGCTACAGGCTCTAGATAGATATTCGGGTGTTCTTAAAAAATATGGCGTCAATTCTCTTGAAGCTGCAAGGGCAAAAGGAGAGTTTGATCGTGCGACGCAAGCGGCAAGCGGGAGCATCGCTAAACTAGGGGGCCTTCTGCCTCGTATCAGTGACAATGCCCGCACAATTTCTGCCGCCTTTGGCGCTGCTAATGCGTCTATGGGTGGTTTTAGTCGTGTTGTTTTTAGTACGACTGCGGCACTGAGCGCCCTGTCTGGTGCGCTTGGTCTACGTGAAATCATTCAAGCGGGTCTTGAAATTGACAAGTTTATCAATAGCCTTAAAACTGTTTCCAACGGCAGTCTGGACTTCCAACGTAATCTAAACTTCTTAATGTCTGAAGCAGACCGAGTCGGCTTTGCTGTTGGTGAAGTAGGTAACTCTTTTGCCCGGCTGTCGTTGGCGATGAAAGGGGCGGGATTTACAGGCGGTCAAACTCAAGAAGTTTTCTCGAACCTAACTTCTGCCGCTCGTAACTTTGGCCTATCTTCCGCCGATACGATGGGCGTCATCCGCGCTCTTGAACAGTCCATGTCTAAGGGCAAGTTCATGGCAGAAGAAGTTCGTCTTCAGATGGGCGACCGACTTCCTGTGGCTATGGCAGCACTTGAGCGCGCGGTCACAAAGGTAGACGGAAAGACAAGCGACCTTAATAAGCGGTTTGAAGAAGGTTCAATCGACGTAGCCCGCTACGGCACTGAGTTTGTTCGTCAAATTTATCTTCTGTCTGGTGGTGCTGACACACTCGGAAGAACGTCGCAATCTGTCCAAGCCGCATTCGGGCGACTCGGAACTGAATTGACTCGTGTAAATATGGTTTTCAAGGAAGGAGGGTTCGATCAAGCCATCATTTCCGCAACCGACCAATTTAGAGAACTTATTAAAACCGCGCGAGAGAGCGGGATTGTAGAAGAACTAGCCAAAGCGACTTTGCTCTTGGCAAACAACGTAGACCTCCTTGTTGGCGCGCTTTCTGGTTTCGCACTTGTTGGCGCAACGCGACTTTTGATCGGTCTTGCTTCTAAGTGGCTCGCGGTTGCGGCAGCGGTCGCAGCGGTTGGCGTGGCTATCGCGTATGTATTCCGGTCGCCAGAGCGGGAGTTCGCACTTTTCGACCAGGATATTAAATCGTTTGAGCAAACCTATACTCGTCTCAAGAGCCAAGTGGAGGCAGCTAATAACGCGGTTGCAAGCAGTGTCAACAATATGGCTTCCTCTGCTAAAAGCGATCTAGAACAACTTGCGGCAGCCTATGAGAAAATGGGATTTGCAGCTTCTGTTGCTTTGGGCAAGGCGCTTAGAGCGAACGCTGCCGAGCGTGAAAAAGAAATTAAAAAGATGGAGGATAGTGAAAACGCTGCTTATGAGCGTCTGACAAATAATTTCCAGACAAATTTTGCTAATCAGATAAATGCAATTTATAGCAAACTTTCTATAGACCCTGCGGCGCTTGAGACTTTTGCTCAATTGAACGAAAGTTTCTTGACCTCAAATATTACCCTTGTTGAATATTCTAATGGTTTTTCAGGCGCGATTACTCCCGCGAACCAACTTATCACGTTGCTCTCAAACCCGGAAAATTTTAGCGCTACAAGCCTTATAAAAGGAATCCAACAGTTTGCGGGATTGACCAACGCAATTATTACCGCCAGGGGCCAAGTGGCAGCAATGCGCGCAGAGGCGGCTGGCTTGGAGAGCGGTGGCAGTATTCCGTCGCCTCCTCCTTCTGAACCAATTCAAGGGCCTGTGTTTAATTTTCGAGATTATAAAAGCGTACGGGCGATACAGGACCAAAACGCAGGTCTAAAAGTCCTCCAAGACGCATATCGGCAGGTTACGGGAAGCGCGAGGGCTCTTACGGACACCACCGCTTTTTTGGCTTCGGTAAGAGTTCGGGCAAACGCGGGGGATCAAGATGCTGCTCGTGTCTTAAAAGATTACGACGAAGCACTCGCCAAAAATGACAAAAAGATAACTGGCACAGAAAAAAGCCTACGTAAATACACCGAAACGCTAGAAATCGAAATAGCAACGCACCAAGGACTCCTAGAAGCCTACAAGCAAAGCACGCTTGCTGGCGACGATATGGAAGTGCAGATCAAGGCGCAGACCAAGGCGCTTGATTACGGCACCAAGGGTTCCGAAGAATATAGAAAAGCACTTGCGGCCATCTTGCCTCTGATGCGCCAAAGGTCAGATCAAGAAAAAGACACCGAGGCGGTAAAAGCCAACACCAAACAGCGCGAGCAAGAAATCGCTCTACTTGAAAAAGAGCGAAGCCTTATCGGAATGAACATAAATCTGCGAGAGCAGGAGCTTGCCGCTTTCCGCGCTCGCCAGCAAGCTGAAGGCCGCGCTCCTGACGTTATATTAGCAGCAGAAGACCAAGCCCGTAAAATTGTCCGTATTCGTCAAGAAACTGACCAACTCGATAACTCTTATAAAGAGATGGCCAACATCGGCGTTCGCGCCTTTGAGCAAGTTGGCGACGCCATTACAGAAGCCTTTGCTAAGGGTGAAATCCGCGCTCTTAACTTTGGCAACGTCATCCGTGGCGTCATGTCGTCCATTGTCCAATCTATCCTACGCCTTGGCGTCGTAAACCCGATCATCAATTCGATCTTCTCTGGCACCATGCTCCCGACTTTGGGATTGGGCCTATCAGTCATGGGTGGTGGTGGCGCTGCGGCAGCGGGGGCTGCGGCGGGTGGCGGTGGCGGCATCATGCAGATGTTGGGCCTATCTTCGCTTATCCCGAAGGAAGGTATTTTTGGTTCGTTGGGGTTGACTGGCTCTGGTGGGTTGTTAAGTTCTACAATCATACCGGGGATCGGCACTTCTACCAGTTCTGCGTTAGGCGCAATGGGGGGCGCCTATGGGCCTGCATCATTAGCGCAACTTGAAGCAGCGGGGGGCCTCGGTTTATTCGGTGGATCAGGGGCCTCCCTTGGTAGTTTGCTTGGTGGCGCGGGCGCAGGTTTTGGCGCAGGCATGTTCGTTAACTCCTTGTTGGGCGGCAATCAGACTGGCGGTATGGTGGGAAGCGGCCTTGGCGCTGGTGCGGGCGCTATCCTTGGCAGCATCTTCCCCGGCGTTGGCACTTTGCTTGGCGGCCTCATTGGCGGCGCAGCGGGCGGCGGTCTAGGCGGCCTCTTCGGTCCCAAGCCTTCCAGCAACGGCTTTAGTTACGGCCTGGAGTCACAGGACGGTCAACTTGCCATGAAGGGCATATATTACAATGAACAAGGTCGCGCTCAGTTTGAAGAAGCAAACGCTAAGATACCGGCTATCAACGCCTATCTAAAGCAACGTGGCCTCACGGTATCCGGCGCCCGCTCTGTGGGTGGCAACAAATATGGCATGGGCAACCTTGGCTACGGCGAAGCGGCAAGTTTCAACGAAGCTCTCGGTTCTCTAAAGTTTGCGGCTACGGCCAACGAAGAATTGAATAAGGCGCTTTCAACTCGTTCCTTTGCCGGTCCTGAAAAGCTGCAAGAGTTTGTGGACGGCTTTATCGCCCTACAAGACACCATTAAGGGCCTGACTGCGGACCCCGTGCCTGAGTTCAAGAAGCAGATGGACGCGCTGATTGACTCCTTCGCGCAAGCCACAGCCAAAGCCCGTGAGTATGGCATTGGCGAAGAAGAACTTTTGGCTGCACGAGACAAGCAAATCGCCAAGCTGGAAGAACAACGCAGCCTGACTATCCGTGACACCGCCCTTGAAATGCACGTGCGCCGTCTCATGGCGGAAGGCATGGACCAAGAGGCGCAGCGCATCGAGCTTGCTTATAAGACTCAGAAGGAAATTGAATCCTTCACCGCCTCGCTTGACGCGCTAGGGATCACGGCGGGAGAAAAGTCTCGACTGCTTGTTGAACTTGAAAGGACACAGGCCGCAGAACGAGTTAAGATTCTGAAGGATTCTAATAAGAATATCCGCGATTATCTTGATTCGCTTCGCACCAGCAGCCCGCTGTCAGGCACAACTACCATGGGGCGCTTGGGCGCCGCACAAGAACTATTTACCCGCGACTTGGCGGAGGCCCAAACGGGCAACGTGGATGCGCTCAACCGCATCACGCAATCGGCAGACACGCTCCTCAATCTAGCTCGCGAAGTATATGCCTCTACAGGCGGATTCCACGACATCCGTGGCCGTGTTGTCTCGGGCCTAGAATCTCTTTCGACAACGCCTATCTCGCAGCAGAGCCTTCCTGACTTGGCGAGCGTGCCCTTGGTCGCTGAAATGACCAACCTACGCACCAACGCCGCGATTGCCGAAACTGCGGAATACACCAAGCGGTTTGATAGTAAGTTGGCTGAATTGCTGCCAATTGCAGAGGCGATCCAAGCTGCGGTGGAACAGGCAAACCAAAACGTATCAATTTCTTCAGGAAGCGTAGGTTTTGGGGATTATACGGGTCCAGATTCCAATTCGAGCGGTAGTTTCGGTGGAAGCATAGAATCACAGGGCGCGATGCCTGCCGCACTAGGCGCCGTCATGAAATATGGCCGCGTCATGGCCTACGCCAACGGCGGCATCCCTGACTACGTGAATAGTCCCACGCTTGCGCCTATGGCCCTCTTTGGCGAAGCAGGCCCCGAAGCCATTATGCCCTTGCGCCGTGGTTCCGATGGGCGCCTTGGCGTTGAGGTTAATGGTTCCGATAACCACGCCGTTGTCTCTGAATTACGCGCAGTCCGCGATGAGATTGTCTCGCTCCGTGAGGTTACGGCGGATTCGGATAGCAAAGAAAGCACAGGGTTAGTTGAAGCCATTGCCGAACTTCGA